ACCTGCACGCTGCCCTTTGGACATCGCTCTTGCTTTTGCAATAGGCACGCATTTTGGATAATTTTTTCTTTTTTCGCCACCACTTCTTCCACACTTCGGGAATGAGCCATCCGATTTTTTGTTTGCAATATCTACCCAGTTCTCTTGAACCCATGAACGTAAACCTTTCTTGGCCATTACGAATTCTTTCCGATAGCGTCCCTATTCATTCCTCTTATACAAACTCCGCCACCTTTACCATACATAGCACGAGGTTGAGTAATCATTCCGCCACCCATTTTTTTTACTTTTCTTCTGTCACGAGTTCTTTCACCTAACTCTGCTTTAGCTTTTTTTGATCCAAAGTTTTTTGTGTAGTAATCTCTTACTTCTTGTTCAATAGAAGGGTTGGTTGGAAAAACTTTTTTAATTTTACCACCTTCAGCTTTTTTAGTTCTGCCTCCTGGTTTTATTTTTCCAGAGCAAACTCCTGATGCATACATATTAGCATAGGCGCTTGGGTACACCTTAAATTTTCGCTTCGCTGCTGCTTTACCTTTTGGACAGAGTTTAGCCATTATCCTCCTATAAATTTTTTAATCTTCTTAGAAGTTTTGCCAGATAGTTCAGGCATTATTTTATTTGGCTTTTCACCTTTTAAAAGTGTTGAATATTTTTTACCTTTGTGTGTAAATTCTTTTTTACCAGATTTTCTAGCAAGTTTAAAAGCTGCACCTTTTTCAGAAAGTTGTTTACTAGTATCTCCAACACGAGCTCTTTCTCTATCAGACATTCTTTTCTTAGCTGCTTTAACTTCTGCTGCTGTCTTTGTAGAATATTCTAATTTACCTTTAGTCTTGTCATCTCTTGTAGATTTAAAAGTTTTTTTACCTTTTTTCTTAGCATCTGCAAACTGTTCATCAAAAGTTGGAATAAATTTTTTTCTTAATCTTTGAATAACATTTTTCTTCTTACCTGTTACACCACCACCTCTTTTGTATCCTTTAGGTGTAGTTTGTTTGTTATATAATCTATTTGCCATGAACTTTTCCTCCTTTTTTCATATAGCCCATTTTGTTTCTTACTTCAGTTGGAAGTTTTGATAAACCTTTTTGAGTTTGAGGATTAACAGGTTTTAACGAACCACCCATTTTTCTTCTAACTCTTCCTTTTTCTCTTTTAGAACTAATACTAGCCCCTATCATCTGTTCTGTTTTTCTAGTATCTCTAACACTTCCACCTTTTTTATAAACTCTATATTTTTTTTCATCATCATCAGAGGCTTTTGATTTTCCTTTAGCTGTGCCTATTCTAAATTCTGTTGATTTCATTTTTTCTTTTAAAATATCGTCTTTCATTTTTGACCAGTTAATTCCTTTTTTCTCTAAACCTTTTATAAACGTGGCTCCAGCATCAGCTTTTGTTAAAGCCATTAAAGCATCTTTTGGATCTCTAAATTTACGATCTCTTCCCACAATTTCTTTATATAATTTTTTTAATTTACCTTTGTGTTTAAAACCTGTTTCTTTAACACCCATACCTTTATCAAAACCAACTCTATCACCCATTACTTTTCCACCCATCTTATATCCTTTAGGTGTTACCTGTTTATTAAATCTGTTATTTGCCATTTTTATTTCCTCCGTTTCTAAAAATCTGCGTACCCTTTATACCATATATGCTCGCAACCACAAGGATCCAAAGGTTTGTGAACCATGACGGGAGCTGTGAGAACATATCGAAGAACAATTTAACCTTGTCCATCGCTGTCGGGTCATCCGATATCACTGCCCAGGCCAGCACCAGTACGGGCAAACTTAAAATTATCAAAACTGCCTCGTCCTTCCAGTCTGATTGTCTAGCCTCCAATAATTTTCCTTGGTAAGCTTCGTCACCTCGGGCCATCTTTTCAGCATGCATTAATTGTGCATCTGACATTGCCATCTTCGTTCTCTGCTTGTTAGCATAAATCTTACTTCCAGCAGAAACGGCTAATTTTATCGCCGATAACCACATAATTAGTAAGCCTTAGAATTTCTTTTCTTTTCAGCCAGCATTCTTTTTTGACCACCAACTGGCATTTCAGGTTTTCCTGTACCAATGTAGTTAAAAGCCTTGTCAGCAGTTGTTTTAGATCTAGGATCTATTTCAACTTGTTGTTCACCGACTTGAACTGGTTTAATTTTATCAAGTTTTTGCATTTTTACTCCTTTTATCTTAGTCTTCGTCTATCATAACTTGAGCTTTTTGTACACCAGATTTCGCAAGGCTAACTCCAGCTCGTAATTTTGATAAATCTTCGTTTTGTTCTAACTTATCTTCAAAGTTTTCTCTAGCTTGCATCAATCTTGCTCTTGCAAGTTCGACTTGAGCCTCATCATTGTCTCTTTTTCTTTCATTTTCCATAGCACGTAGGTCAACTTCACGTGATTTTAGCTTCAATAGTGGGTCAGAATCAAATTGTGATGTAATTTTCTTCTCTTCCTTCATGAAATCTTCTGTCATTTCTGCAACTAGCACTGCTTTTCTAGCTTCTATCTGCTGAACCATCTGTTGTAGCATCTGTGCTGCTTGTGGATTTGTTGCAGCTTGCTGTTGTAGCATCTGAGTTTGCATCATTTGCTCTCTAAATTCTAATTGTACTTGTTCTTGAGCCATAATTGATATGTGTTCTAGAATATTTTTTTGTATTGCTGCCATAATTGCAGGATTATTTCTAACCATATTAGTTGACATGAAACTTAAATGCGCTGTGATGTGTGCTCTGTGATCTTGACCAGGAAAAGCTTGGAAAGGTTTACCTGCTAAAGCGTTAATGTGTTCCATACTTGGATCCATTGGCTGCATTGGTGCAGGTGGTGGTAATATTTGATCAATATTTTTAACACCGATAGCTTCATACATTTTTCTGTAAGCAGCGTAAAGATTGTGTATCTGTGGATTTGATTGCGCTAGTTGTAATTCTGTTTGCGCCATCGATATTCTTTGTGCCATTGAAAATATATTAGGATCAGCTACAGGTAAAACGTCAACTCTATTGTCAAAGTCAACTTGTTTAATGTTTCGTGCGCCACCAACCACGTCGTATGGATATTCTGGTGGTAAATATTGTGAAACTACTTTGGATAATAATTTAAATTCTTTTTTCATAGCAGCGTACAATCTTTTGTGAATAGCAGACATGACTCGTGAACCACGTTCCAATAATGCAATCGTTGTACCAACAGCCGCTTGTTGATTACCATCACCGACTTGCATGTCAGCAATAGCCGCGAACCTTTGACCAGCGCCCACGACTATACCCATTAGTTGTAGTAGTGTTGCTGATGGTTCTTTGTACGGTAATGGAAAAAATGCATCTCTTAGATTACCACCTGGTGCATCAACATCTTTAAATTCACCTGGTTGAATAGGTGATGCTTCATCTCTAACTCTTACACCTCTCTGTTTAAATCCTGCTGGAAGATTCGAGAGAGTTCCCGCATCTAATAATTGACGGAGAGCAGCCGTTGCCGTTCTGCTCAATCCGCCAATCATATGGATTAATCCGAAGCCATAGAATCCTAGTCCTGGCAGAAACTTAAAGTGGACAAAATATTGGATTTTAGTTTTCTTTATGTCATCGGGTCCATAGTTACGTCTAATAGATAGAACCTTTCTGCTACCTTCTTCAACGGTAACAATATAAGGGAGCTTAATACCTGTAGGTTCATTATTAGAATCAACTTCTTCAAATCCTTCTAAATCTAAATTTACATGACATTCAAGAACCGTGTACATTGGTTCGTTTCGTCCAGTCTTTTTAGTTCCTTCTAATTCTCTTTCCTTCTTTTCTAATTCGTTGTTAGTATCCATTCCTGGTGGTGCAAGTTCTATGTCAGAATAGAAACCATTGACTTGTTGTTTTCTTAAATCGTTTTCAGAAATTTTTAATGTGTGGATGATTGCTTCCGCATCGTCTAATGAGGTAGCCGTATACGGAACAATCAAATCCTCAGCGGGTATAAATTTAGACACCGCTCTTCCCAATAGCTGATCGTAATAAACTTTTTTAAAAGTTGATCCTGCTAATGGTAAATGAAATAACATGGAATCAAATTCAGGTTCGTACTCTATCATTTGATCCATGATTAAATAATTCATGAAATCTTTAACACGTTGTGATTGTTGTTCTACAGGTGGACTTGATACACCGATGATCTGTGTTCTTACTGGTCCTTCTGCAGGTAATAATTCTTTGTAAGCTTGTGCTTGAAACTGTGTGACTGCTTCTGCAAGAACTGGGTGAGTTGCACCTGATGCTCCTTGAAACGGTTCAGTTCTGTTTTCGTATTTGAATCCTAATAAATCTAAACCTTGTATGTAAGATTGTTCCCAATCTTTTCTGGATGTTTTATAATCCATATAATTTTGTACCATCTCATTACCCAATGGTTCTAAAATATCTTCTGGTAAAATATCTGCTAAGTTATCAAAATGATTTTCTGTTCCAGGAACATTAATGGCTCCTGGTTCAAAATCAATTGTTGCACCACCATCTTCTTCAGGTACAACTTCAACAGGACCTTTTTCTACAATCTCTTCTTTTTCTTCAACAACTTCCTCACCAGGTAATTCAAGTTCTGTTCTAACTTCGTTAGGAAGCGATTTGTCTATTTCTGCCATTTAAATTTCTCCAATCCTATGTCTTAACCTGTTTTAACGGAACATTCAACCCCTGTGGATTGGGACCT